CAGTTCTTCCTTTAAGAGGAACTGATTATGATACAACTAGTACAAATGTATCATCATATGCTGATGTATATAAGTTAAGATATGTTTATATGGGATCATCATCTGATGCTCCTACTGTAGATAGGAATGGAACTCTTGTTAGTGGTACAGATATAACACAGAGATTTACATTTGATAATGGTCAGAGAGATACTTTATATGATATTTCTAGAATAGTATTAAAACCAGGTGCAGAGGTTCCTTCTGGAAAACTTGTAGTTGCTTTTGATTATTTTGAGCATACTGCTGGTGATTTTATTACTGTAGATTCATATCTACATGAAGCTGGTGTCGCAGCAGGTGATATACCTGATTACAATTCTCCTGCATTAGGTAATATTAGTTTAAGTGATGTTATTGATTTTAGACCTAAAGTAGATAGTTCTGCTATTATCTCTGGATTCCAGAATAGTGCTACTACTAATGCAACTTTACTAGGTGCTGCAAATACAAGATCATTTACAGGTAGTGGTGGTATTGTTTCTAGTACTCCTGCTCCTGACAATGGATTGGAGTATACCTTCTCATTCACACAGACACAATATCTTGATAGAATTGATGGTATTTTCTTGAATAAAAAAGGTAATTTTATCGTTAAGGAAGGTAATTCTTCACTCAACCCATCAAAACCAGATCCAGTTAGTGATGCTATTGCATTGGCATATCTTTTTATTCCTGCTTATACCCAATCAAATAAAGATGTAAGGATTTCTCCTGTTGATAATAAGCGTTATACAATGAGGGATATTGGTAAGTTAGAAAAGAGAATTGAAAGATTAGAATACTACACAACATTGAGTATACTTGAGCAGCAAGCACTCAATATGGAAATTATTGATAGTTCAGGTAATAATCGTTATAAGAGTGGTTTCATTGTAGACAATTTTGAGACTCATAAGATTGGTTCATTAAGATCTGTTGATTATAAATGTGCCATTGACACACAACAATCTGTATTAAGAGCACAGTCTAAAGAAGATTCATTTAAGTTAGAAGAAGTTTATACCAGAGATGATCAAAGAACTACTGCTGGTTATAAAAGAACTGGAGATCGTGTAACACTACCTTATACAGAATTAAAATTACTTGGTAATGATTTTGCTACAAAAACCATTAATCCAAATCCATTTGTTGTTTTGCAATATGTTGGTGATTCATTTATTGGACCAAGTGTAGATTCTTGGTATGACAATAATGTAGCACCATTGGTGAATGATAATAATACCAACCTTTATTCTATATTCTTAGCAAAAGATAGTATTAGAGATTCTCTATCAAGTCTTTACAATTCATATAAAGTTAATTGGATAGGTGCTAATAGAGCATTCTTTAATATTGGATCATTTGCTGAAACCAATAGCAATGTATCAAATTCAAATGTTGCTAATGCTTCTGTAGGCAGTTCTTCAAATATTAGTCCTCAGAATAATGAAGTTGGTAAAGGTATCAATACTAAAGGTGTAGGTTCTAATGTTGTTGCAACTTCATTATCATTCTTTGCAAGAAGCGTTCCTGTTAATTATGTAATTAATCGTTTAAAGCCTAACACAAAAGTATATGCTTTTATGGAAGGTCAGAATATTGCACGTTGGGTATGTCCTGATAGTAGATATACAGGTATTGCTGGTAATTCTTTATCTGCATTTAATGGATCTATAACTACAGATGAGAATGGTAATGCTAGTGGTGTTATTTTAATTCCTGCTGGTAAAGCACCCAGAGAGAATACTACATGGACAGGTAATGTGGATACTATTCTTTATGATGATGCTTCTAGTGAAGTTAGATTTACTACTGGTGTTAAAACTATTAGATTTACATCAAGTTCTACTGATGATGATAAAAATGCAGCAGAAACATATGCTGAGGTTAAGTATTATGCTACTGGTGTGATTCCAGATAATCCTTCTTCTATTGTTTCTACTTCTCCTGCATTCTTTAAGTCCAATGAAGGAACACAATTAACTGCAAGTAATACTGCTAATCCAATTAGACCTAATCCACTTGCACAAACATTTAAGGTTGAGAACTTTGATGGTGGTGTATTTACAACTGGTGTTGATTTATACTTCTCAACAAAGAGTGACAAAATTCCAGTTAGGGTTTATGTAACTGATGTAGTTAATGGAAAACCTGGAAAGAATATTATTCCAGGAACACAGAAGGTTATTTCTCCAGATACTTATTTAAGAGTAGTTGCTAGTTCTAATCTAACAGTTACAAAAGGAGAAAAGGTAACTGGTGGAACATCTAATGCTTCTGGTCCTATTTCTAGGGTATTTGATAAGAATAAGCTTGAAGTTACTCCATCTTCTGCTGGTGTATTCTCATTAACAAATGATCAAGTATATACATTAGTTCTTAGTAATCATACTGGTGTATCATTCCAACAAGATGAAACATTAAGTATACCTTCATTAATACTTGCTAATAATACTAACAACACAACAAATACTCTTAAGATAGCAAAAGATTCTGGTAGAGTAACTGATCTATCAGTTAGTAATACTGGATCTTCTTATGATTCTGCTATTGTTACTATTGAGAGTCCTCAACTTCCAGGTGGAGGTACTGCAACTGCAATAGTACGAGTTGGTGGTGGTAAAGTATATCATTCCGAGATAGTTCTTTCTGGTTCTGAATATACAGAACCACCTGCTATTGTTATTGCAGGTACAGGTACAGGAAATGCTGGTGCTGTAATTTCATCTTCTATTACAATTGATAGTCCAGCAGTTAGAATGGGTGTTGCAATTGACGATTCAACAACTACTGCTGTTAATTCAACAACTCCAACTAACTTTAAGTTTGATTACCCAGTTTACTTAGAAAATGATACTGAGTATTCTCTTGTATTAGAAACAGATTCTGTTGATTATCTTGTATGGGCATCTAAGTTGGGTGAGACTGAGATTGCAACTAGTACAACTGTTACAACTCAACCTTTATTAGGTTCTCTCTTTAAGTCTCAGAATACTAATGCTTGGACAGAAGATCTATTTGAAGACCTTAAGTTTAATATTCATCGTGCTAATTTTGATATTTCAAGAACAGCATCATTACTTCTTACTAATGAAGAACTTGGATATGAAAAACTTGATGCCAATCCAGTAGAAACTAATGCTGAAGCAAATACTGGAGCTACTTCAACACTCTTTAAGAATAACAACTTTAAGGTTAAAGTTAATCATCATGATAATGGATTTGAAGATTCTGGAAAATCCTATGTATTCTTTAAATCGGCAACTGATGTTGGTGGAGTAACAGCAACTAAGTTAAACTCTGAGTTATATCAAGTTAGTAATAGTGGTGTTGATAGTTATGTAATCACAACTTCTAGTAGAGCATCTTCAAATGCATTTGGTGGTGGTACAAATATACTAGCATCATACAATAGAAAATTTGAAAAAGTTCATGCTATTGTTCCAAATCTCTCATTTACACAAACTAAGATTGATTCTACAGTTAAGACAACTAATATTAAACCAGTAGATGATAATGTTGGTACATTTACATCATATACACAATCAGACTATGAGAAGACATTCTTAAATGAAGATTTCTTCTTTATCAATCAAAAGATCCTTGCATCAACTATTAATGAATCTGTTAATAGTATTGATAGATCTTTGACATATAAACTTGATCTTTCAAGTACTGTTTCTCACCTTTCACCTTTAGTTGATCTCTCTAGAGCATCACTTAAAACTATTTCCAATAAAGTTGAATATGCTGCTGGAAAAGAAGATAGATTTGGACGTAGAGATCAAGTCCTTGAGTTTTATCCTGTATATCAATTTACAGTTACTAATACACATAGTGGAGTTGCTATTACTACACCAGGATCTAATGTACAAAACTTAGATACAGTTACTGGTGTTACAAGTAATGCTTCTGGTAAAATTGTTAAAGTTGATTCTTCTACTGTAACTGTTGTTGTCAAGACAACTAATACATTCCAAGCTGGCGAAACTCTTAGTTTTGCTACACAAACAGGATTGAATGATGATGGTACTAATAAAGTTACTGTTAATAATGCTGATATAATAAGAGTAGTTCCAACATTCCCCAATACAACAGCAGTAAGTAAAGTAATTGGTAGAAGTCCAGATGGATTTGCAAATACTTATGACAATACAATTGATGCTGCTATTGTTCTTTGGGATAGTGAAGCAGGTCATTTAATTGTTACTAATGATAAACAACCAATTAATGACGATTATACAAGTAAAGTGAGTGGTGTTGCTAATGATCCATTTGCAAGAAATTCATCTACTGGTTCACAAGCAAGTGATATTTTCCGTGTAGATGATTTCTTATCATATACTGGTCAGGCAACTGGAGAAGAAGGATTTATTCAGGTATCTAAAATTTCTTATACTGATGGTATAGATTTCATTTCAGATATTAAATCTAAGAATAGTTCCAGTATTGCTAAGTATGTAACTAAAGAAGTTGCTATTCAGAATCCAGCAACAGGAATCAATGTCAAGATCACTGCTAATACTAGTGATATAAACAACATAGGACTCCTATATAGAATAAAGAAATCTTCATCTCAAGAGAACTTTGAGGATATTGAATGGGTATACTTCAATAGTACAGGT